AGGGTGATTAGCGTCAACCGGACCCATGACAAACTGATCCAGCGCTTCGGCATCGTGCCTTGGGGACATGTGATGTTGGACCCTCAAGAACGGGTGGCCGATTACGTCGCCAGCCCTAGGCATGACGTGCAATACTTCCTCGCGGCTGGCGTACACGAAAAGACCTGGGAAAAGTTTAAGGGCTTCCCGCATTTCCTGTGGATACCCTATGCCGACTTTCCCACAGGGTCAGAACCGCAATACGATGACCTAAAGAAACGCTTCCCCAATCGCGACCCGGTTATCCTGCCCGGTGGGACAACCGTGGGAATGCGCGCCATTTGGGTGGCGTACTACCTGGGCTTGATCGACCAGCATTGGTTCGGGTTCGACAGCAGTTTCGAGGGCGAGGCCAAGAACGTATCGGGCAAGCCCCAAGCCGAGGGCGTCAAAGACATCATTGCCAAGCTGACCGACCGCAGGGGCGAGGAACGCGAATACCGCACTAACGACCACATGGCCAAACAGCATCTTGATTTCGAGGAACTGATTTCAAAGCAAATCCCCGACATGCTGCGCGCCGGCACGCTCAAGCCGGTGCCGCTGTTCACCGTTCATGGGCGCGGACTGTTACCGGACTTCGCGCGCAAGATCGGATTGCACGCGGAGAGTTGACCGCCTAAAATAATTCCGCCGGATCGTTCCCGGTGAACCGTTTTCGGGTGGGGCCGTTGGGTGAAATATCCTGACGGCCCTATTCGTTTCACCAATCTGTTGCAATACCGCCACACCGCGCCTAAAATGCCCAGCATGACAAAGCGCAAGGGCAAAGGGCGTAAGTGCTAGGCTGGTGCGGAAACGCAACTAAGCCAATGGCTTATACCTCTGCATACAAGGTATGACGTTTCAGCCGGGTCAGTCGGGAAATCCGACAGGAAAGCCGAAGCAAAAGCCGCTGCGCGATGCGCTGTTGCTGGCCATCAAGCGCGTAGACAAAGACGACAAGATCAAACTGAACGCGATGGCCGAAGCCTTGGTCGAAAAGGCTTTGGCCGGCGATGTCATGGCGTTTCGTGAAATCGCTGATCGTGTCGAGGGCAAGGTCGCACAGCAGACCATTGTGACCGGCGACGAGGACGGCGGACCCGTCCGTCTCGAAGAAATCCGCAGGAGCATCGTTGATCCTCGACATTCCGACAGCGCGGGTATTCAAGCCGCTGTTGTCACCGGCCCGGTATAAGGGCGCATACGGTGGCCGTGGCAGTGGCAAGAGCCATTTCTTCGCGGAAACGGCGATCGATCGATGCTTGGCCGATGGGTGCCGCATCGTCTGCATCCGAGAAGTTCAGAACAGCCTTAAGGACAGCGTGCGCCAGTTGCTCGTCGACAAGATCGAGGCGCTAGGCGTGCGCGATCAATTCGACATCACGCGCGATGAGGTCAGGGGGCGGAATGGCTCTCTGATCATTTTTCGTGGCATGAACGATGCCAACGCGGAGAACATCAAATCGCTGGAAGGCTTCGATGTGGCCTGGGTTGAGGAAGCTCATACGCTGTCCCAGCGCTCGCTTGAGATGCTTAGGCCGACCATTCGCAAGCCAAAGTCCGAGTTGTGGTTTAGCTGGAACCCGACCGCCAAGACCGACCCGGTTGACAAGTTCTTGAGAGAGAACCCGCCCGCTGATGCCATCGTGGTCAGGGCCAATCACTTGGACAATCCGTGGTTTCCGAAGGAACTACTGGGCGAGATGGAATTGGACCGGACCAAAGACCCGGCCAAGGCATCGCACATTTGGGACGGCGCCTATGACGTTGCGCCGGCCGGAAACTACTACGGCGCCGAGATGGCCGAGTGCGAGGCCAATTCGCGGGTTATCCCGCTCCTGCCAGATCCCGCGTTGTCGGTTCATACCGCGTGGGATTTGGGCATCTCAGGCAACATGAGGTTTTGGGCGTTTCAAGCCGATGTTGGCGGGTTCCGCTGGCTATACCATCACAAGTTTGAACACCCCGGATTGCCGCACGCCGCGGCCATTCTTGACGGGCTCAAGGCCAAGCACAAATGGCGCTTTGGCAAGCACCTTTGGCCGCATGACGGGTCAAGCAAGGATATCGGCTCAGGCGAGCGCCGCTGCGACATGATGGAGAAGCTTGGCTATCGCGTTGAGGTATTGCCAAGGGGCGACATTGGCGACGGCATCGAAGCGGTTCGCCGGGTGCTGAAAATGTCCTACTTCGACCGTGACGGCACGGTTGAAGGCGTGGCCGCACTCAAGGCGTATCGCAGGAAGTTCGACAAGTCGCGCCATGTGTTTGTTGAAGAACCGGACCACGACGACAGTTCGCACTCGGCTGACGCCATTCGAACCGCTGCGATGGGGCAGCACTTTCTGACCAACGACGCGCCGGCCACCGCTGCGGCATGGGCCAAGGTCGATAAATGGGAGTTCATCGCGGCATGACACCGGACAAACCCATGGACCTGAACGCGGTCGAGACGCTGATAGGCCGCGAGATCAGGGACGCCCTCGATTACGTCAACGGTTCCGACGCCATCGGCGGGCAGCGTGACCGCAACCTGGAATACTACCGGGGCGAGATGACCGACTTGCCGGCGCCGAAGGGCCGTTCGGCCATCACCGATCGCACGGTTGCCAACTACATCAACATGATGCTGCCTAGCCTGTTGCGGGTGTTCACTTCAGGCAAGAACATTGCCGAGTACGCGCCATCGGGCGCCGAGCCTATCGAACTGCTGCGAACGGCTACCCGGTTCATCAACGACGTTGTGTTCCGCAAGGACAACCGCGGCGAGGTCATCCTGTACCAATGGGCGTTCGACGCATTGGTGCAAAAGGTTGGCGTAGTAAAAGCGGTCTGGGAGGAAAAGTACGAAACCAAGACCGAGACATTTGCCGGTCTGTCCGACCTTGAGTTCCAGGCCTTGCTTTTTCAGCGGCCCAACGATGAGGTTGTGGCGCACAGCGGGCAGTCTCAAATCGTCACGGGGCCGGATGGGATCGCGGTCGAAAGCGTTACCCATGACGTGACCATTGCAACCAAGGTCAACCGATCGACGGTCAGGATTTACAACATCCCGCCCGAGGAGTTCATCATTTCCCGTAACGCCAGGGACGATGAGGACTTCGTTATCAAGTCGCACCGCACCAAGCGGCTGGTTGGCGACTTGGTGGCCTCGGGCTACCCGCTGGAAATCCTCGAAAAGCTGCCCGACTATCAACCTCCGGTGAACACGACCAGCGGCGAGAACCGTTACCAGAACGACTACAGCCGCAACCAGGCTTCGGCGTCAGATCCGATGTTGCGTGAGGTTGTGATCCACGACGGCATTGTGAAATGCGACCCTGATGGAAAGGGCGTCCGCGAGTGGTACTTCGTGGCCGGGGGTGATGAGAGCAAAGTTAACTTGCTGGAGTTCGAGGAATACAAATGCCAAGTGGTGTTCGCTGAGTTCTGCCCGAACCCGCTGCCGCATTCGTTCTATGGGCTTTGCCCGACCGATGACCTGGCCGAGCTGCAAAAGGTCTGCACGGTCCTGATCCGGCAGATGCTCGACAACCTTTACCTGTCAAACACGCCGCAGCGCGAAGTCTTGCAGCGCGCGATTCTGAAACCTGACCAACTCATGAACATGGCGCCGGGCGCCCCGGTTCTGGTCAGCGAGATGAACGCCATCCGGGAGATGGCCATACCGTTTGTGGCGGACAAGGCCCTGATCGCCTTGCAGCACTTTGACCAACAGGCCGAGATGCGGTCTGGTGTCAGCAAGAACGCCATGGGCTTGAACCCCGAGGCGCTGACCAATCAAAGCGCCACCGCTGCCAACCTTGCCTACTCGGCATCGATGGGCAAAGTCGAGATGATCGCCAAACTTTGGGCGACCGGAGGCATGCGAAAGCTGTTTCGCGGCATTCTGAAGATATTGGCCGAGTACCAGGACTTTGCCCGCGTGGCACAAGTCAGCGGCCAGCCGATGCAGGTTGACCCGAGGGAATGGCGGTCATTGGTCGATGCTGATGTTGTGGTTAACACCGGCCTTGGCACGGGCACGCGAGAACGCGACGTGGCCATGTTACAGATCATCGCCCAGGATCAAGACGACATTATGGAGACGCTGGGGCCTGAAAATCCCATTGCATCGTTCCGCGAGTGGGTTGCGACCAAGCAACGATTGATCGAATCCGCCGGCCTGTCCAACTCGGACCAGTATATCAAAATGCCGCCTGAAAACTGGCAATGGCCACAACCGCAACCGCCGCAACCGACGCCTGACACGCAACTCTTGGCCAAAGTGGAGCAGGGCAAGACTGCGGCGAAGCTCAACGAGACGGAAGCCGAGATCAAATCCAAAGAGGTCATTGAACTTGCCAAGATCGAAAGCGATGAACGCATTGCGCTCGCCAAAATCCAAGCCGACGCGAGCAAGTTGCGGGTGGATATGGTCAATGCGGAAACAAAGCACCTCACGTTGCGCGAAAGCCTCAAGGCAAAACAAGCCAAAACGTCGGCATCCGAGGCCAAAGCGCAAGGCGCTGTTGAACGAGTTGGGCGCGGTCGCAAGGCTGATGAGCGCGCGGACCAACGGCATAGGCAGTTGCTCGACGCCCTATCAGGGATGGCGTCCGCTGTAGGTCAGATGAACAAACCAAAGCGGATCGTCAAAGACCCAAAGACCGGCGAGAAGCGGGTTGAGGTGGTGAACTAATGGCAAGCATTCTCCGAACTGAACTGAACCTAGCGGCCTACACCGGGCTGACGGATACCGCTGCGGCTGCGCTGCTGAACCAGCGCACCAAGCGCGGCCCGATCCCCGCCGAGGACGTGCGGCGATATCTGCACCTTAACGGCAAGTGGGCTGGCGTTCGCGCTGCCTCGCTTGGCCTGGGCGGTGCCAGTGAAGCCGCACGCATCACCGCGCTGGCGTTCATGGATGGCTTGGATAGCTTCGTTTCATTCGACCTGGACGCCTACGAGGCGGCGGTTAGCGCGCAACTCGATGCGTGTGTAGCGGTTTCACTGATCACGACTGCCGACAAGACGGCGATTTTGGCGTTGGCTGACAACCGGCGCACGCGCGGCGAACAGATTGGCGCCGGGCACGTCAAGGTTGGGCACGTCATCGAGGCGAGGGCTGAATAATGGGCGCGGTAACTTGGACTGCCTACGGCACGGCCGACGATCTCAGCAGCGGGTTCTCAGTCCTTGCTGACGCGGCGGGGTTCCTGACCATCGAGGTTGATAACTCGTCCGATCTAAAGATGTTCGGCGATCTTGAGGTAACGTCAAACTCGGCAATCACCGCGTCTGGTCTTGACGCCCGCGTGGACGTCTATCTGATCCCGACCTACGACGGCACCAACTACCCGGTCCCAGGATCGACTGCGGCCACGATGACTGGCGGGCAGTACGTTGGAAGCATTTCGAGCGTTGACACCGTTGGGACTGTCGCCGTGACCAACTACACGAACGGCACGCTTAGAAAGATCGAGTTGCCGCCGACGAAGTTCAAGATCGGTATTGTCAATGAGTTAGGGGCCACGTTCCCGGCCGCAGCGAACACGATCAAGCTGCGTAGGTATGGGTCGACGGTCGCATGACGATATATCGCAAACCGATCGGCTATTCACAGTTGGATTTGTCGAACAAGATCAACGAGCGTCTGGCGTTCGCGTTCGCATTTCGAGGGCCAGGTGACTACAGGGACTTATCCAGTAAATCGTCGCGAATGTTGCCGATAGGATCAGCCACCGTAATAACCCCGACGCTCATTGGTCATGCGACGAGGTACGATGGCACGGCAAATTCGACTTACGTTCTGTCCGATCAACCTCTGGTCACGTCTGACGGCGTATGGACAGGAGACTTCACGATGGCGGTGTTGTCTAATCCTATTTCGGAAAGCAACGCCAGACACAATTTAGGGCCACGTCGAGAAGCTGGAAATTTCCCACAAGCCGTCATGGGCGCCAACCTCAACACCGCGCTTACCGGGGCAACGGCTGGTGCGTTCACCTGCGGCGTGTTTAACAATCCAAACTACGGCATCGTCAACACACATTCGAGTTCTGTGGATGGTAACTGGCATCTGTGGGTATGGATTCGGCGCGGCACGGCTGGCGATTTGTGGCGCGACGGAGCGCTTGTCCACTCCACGACCGGGACCGCGTATGCGATCAGCGACTCATCTACAGTCCTAGGAATCGGTCAACGTCCGGTCAGCGTGTCTCCTTTCATTTGTAATCACCACATGGCTTTGGCGATTGGTTGGAACCGCGCGCTGTCGAGCGCAGAGGCGTTACAATTCTCACAAAACCCGTGGCAAATACTCCGTCAAAGGCCCATTTGGCTCAATGTTAAAGCGGCTCCGGCCGCTGCGGTCGCGACGGCAAACGTGGTCCAAAACTATAGATACAGAAGGATCGCGGCATGACGCACCGTGGCGACTTCGACACCAGCGCGATAATCTACGGGAAGTTCACGACGTACCGCCCGAGCACGGGGGCGCCATACACTTTGGCCGGAACCCCGGCGCTGTCGGTCTACAAAGACAACTCGACCACGCAAAGCACGACTGGCGTCACGCTGACGGCTGACTTTGACAGTGTGACCGGGTTGAACCATTTCGCCATCGACACATCGGCGGACGGCACGTTTTATTCGGCGGGCTCGTTCTTCGACATTGTGATCACGACCGGCACCGTCGATAGCGTGTCCGCTGTCGGGTCTGTTGTCGCGTCATTCACCTTGCGGAAAAACTCGGCTTTGAAACCAACTACAGCCGGCAGAACCGCGTTGGTGCAGGCCAACGGCAGCTTTGTCATGGACGGCGCTGGAACGCTGGCTTTGTCGTCTCAGGTTGACACGCTGGAGGGGTTATTCCAGGGCGGAACATTCAGCCTTGGCGCGGGCGGAACACTCACGCTCGGATCGACCGGGGCAACCGTTATCAACACCGGAACCGTTGTTGTCGGAACGAACAACGATAAGACGGGCTATAGCCTCACTCAGACATTCCCGACGAACTTCAGCTCGCTGTCAATCACGGCAAGCGGCACGGTCGCGGCGAACGTTGGCGGTACGCTGACTGTCAACCTCAACTCGACTGACACGACACGATTGCAAGAACTTTACCAAGTGCATGGGCTTGCGTCAGGTAGTCCGCTGACGGTGAGCGCGACGGCAAGGGCGGCGGCGTCGATTAGTCAGACAATCAGCACGGCGGCCGGAACTACGACGGTGACGAGGATCTGAGATTGGCGCTAGACCCGCTCACCATCGCCCAGCAAGGCATTCAGTCATCGAGCGACCTTATCGCGCTCCAAGGGTTGCTTGATTCAACGACGCAATCAACCGTTATCATCGACGTTGACGGCGACATTGACCTTCAAATCGGCCACCGGGTTATTCAAATCCGTCGCCCGAAGCGGCTCGAACTTGAACGCGCCGAAAAGCTGGTCATCAAGCGCGTCAGCAAGGCGCTCAAGGGCTCGAAAAAGGCCCGCGCCGAGTACGCCACACAGACGGTTTCCCATGTGTTGCGGGAAATGCAATCGGCCTTGGATTGGCGGCCCGTAGCCAACCTGGCCTTGGGATTGCAGGACACGATCGATCGGGCGGACATTGCCAAGATCGATGCGTTTTGGGCTGCGGTTCAAGCCGCGGCTTTGCAAACACTTGAGGAGGAGGAGGAAGATGACCTCTTGTTGCTGTCATGACCGATGACGCGCGCCTAACCATGCACGCCAACGAATTGCAGGCAAATCCGGCGTTCATGAAGATCCTAGAGGACATGAAAGCCGACCAGATCAGGGCGTTTCAGGCGTGCCCGATGGGCGATGACGAGGCCCGGTTTCGGTTTCAAACAATTCTGAACCTTTGCGACGATTTCGCGGCTAGGCTCAAGCGGTACGCTGACGCCGGCAAGTTCGAACCGGCGGAAACGCCGGCCGAGGAAAAGGCGCGAAAGCGCTGGGCATATTTTTAGTTTGCACAAAACAGGAGAAGGCATAAAATGGCTGACAATATCCCGGCGGCTGGCGGTCAAGGTTCGCTCTCGTTTCACGACGCGATTGCGGCACTGAGGCCACAAGCTGACCCGGTAAGCGAGGCGGCCCGCACTCTGGGCAAGCAAGCGGCGGCGGCACGCGCACAACGCGCACAAGCCCAAGCCGCGGCTCCCCAGGAAGCCGAAGCGGAGACAACCGAGGAATCGGACCTCACGCAAGAGGCAGAGCCGAGCGGCGCGGACAATCCCCAGGAACCCGACACCGCAGAACCAGAGGCCACGACCGACGATCAGGTTGAGGCGTCCGAAGAACTCGAACCTGCACCGCAGACAATCGAGATCAATGGTCAGCATCTCAGCGTTGATGAAGTCCGGGCGGGATACCTCAGGCAATCCGATTACTCGCGCAAGACGCAGGAAGTTGCGACGGCGCGGGCGGAAGCCGAGGCGGCACTCAGGGAGCGTATTCCGAAGTTGGATCAGTTGATTTCGTCGCTACAGCCGGAGGTTTCTCAAGAACCTGATTGGGTTGAGGTGGCGCGAGCGGACCCGCTGGGTTATCCCGAGAAGAAAGCCCTTTGGGACCGCAAGCAAACCCTGCTCAGACAGGCTCAAGACGCAAGGCAGCGCGAGAACGAGATAGCACTGGCCACGGCCAAGAAAGCCATGTGGTCAGAACTTCGGAGCGGGAAACTCAATCCAGAGTGGACCGACCCGAAGAAACTTGAGGCGGATACGAACGCGGTTCTGGACTTCGCCGTGAAACTCGGCCTTGGACCCCAGGACATGCAATCGCTCACCGACGCAAGGCTATTTTCGGTACTCGACAAGGCCCGTAGATGGGACGCCCTGCAAGCCAATCGGACGGCGACGGATAAGCGGGTCATCGGCAAGCCTCAGGTTGTAAGACCTGGTTCAAAGCCTGCCGGGATCAGCTCGCAACAGACCGACTTCAACCGGAAACGCGAAGCGATGTTGTCGAAAAAATCCATGACCGCGCAAGAGGCGCTCGACGCCATGCGCGGCCTAACCCGAACACAGAGGCATTAAGATGCCTCGCAGGAGATTGAACCATGGCTATCATGTCAAATTCGCAAAACACCTACGCCCAGATTGGCATCCGCGAAGACCTCGCGAATATGGTCTACCGGATTGATCCTGAGGAAACTCCGTTTCAGTCCAACATCGCGACGAACGGAACGGCCGCCAACACTAACCACGAATGGCAGACCCAGGCCCTCGCTGCTCAGGCCACGAACTACCAACTGGAAGGTGACGACGCGCCGGCCGCAGAAGCAGCGACCGCCCGCGTTCGTCTCAAGAACTACTGCAACATCTCGCGTAAGGTGATTGCGGTCACCGGCACCGGTCGTGCCGTTGAAGTCGCTGGCGTGTCCGATGAGTTGAACGAACAGAGATTGCTGCGCTCGCTCGAACTCAAGCGCGACATGGAAGTGACCTTGCTGGCCAACCAAGCCTATGACGCCGGTTCTACCCTGACCGCGCGTCGGACGGCTGGATTGCCGGCATACATCACCAACTATGACAGCACTTCATTCTCGGCCGCGGCGGGTTATTCCGCTTCGTCCGGCACGGGCTCTGTTGCTTGGTCGCTGTCGAACGCGCTTACCCTGTCGCTGTCGATCCTCAACTCGACAATGCAGGCGGCGTACATCGACGGCGGCAAGCCGCGCATGTTGATGCTGTCAGCCGGTGGCCAGACTTCGTTCAGCAACATGGCCTTGACGACGACACTCAATGGCGCCGTCCAGGTCCGCTACAATCAGCCCAACATCGGCGCCACGGCGTTGATTGGCGCTGTTGAGAAGTGGCAATCGAACTTCGGCGGAATCGACGTTACGCCGAACGTTCAGATGAGTTACGACAGCGGCGCCGGCAATACGCTCAACCGCATGATGTTCTTGGTTGATCCGAGGTACGCCAAGGTGGCGTTCCTTCGGAAGTTCCAGAGCACACCGCTCGCCAAGACCGGCGACAACGACAAGGAACTGTTGATCGCCGAGTACTGTCTCGAGGTGAGTGCGCCGAACGCTCACGCGCTCGTGCCTCGCGTGACGGTCGCGACCTAAGAGGGGTGAGGAGGGGCGGGTGTAACAGCCCGCCCCGTACTCCAATGGAAGGGTATCAACTCCACCAATCGAACGGATGGGAAACCTCATATGTGAGGTTCAATCCGGCGACAGGGATCAAAACGTACATCGTTTTTGACCACAAAAACGGCAAGGTCATCGTTCGAAAAACCCAGGTTGTTCAGAACTTGGTTGATTTGAACCTGGCAGAACAGGCTGAGTTCAACGGGTTCAAAGGCGACCGGCCCTATCGGGTGGCGCGTATCCCGTGGGTTGAGCGCAACAAGATGATGGAAGCCTGCGGTTATCAGGACGGCGAATACGACGAGGCCAAGTACAACGCCATCCTCGATGACCGCGACAACTACAAACTCAAGACCATTCCCGGGCGCATCGGCAAGCCGACAAGGATGATTTGATGGCCAATTACATGCTTTCTTTTGATCATGAGAGGCACGCCAAGTACGGGTGGAAGCTGGGGCCAAGACGAGTAGTTCGGCACTCTGGCCACGCGTTCTGGTCAGATGTTCAGGGACCATCAGGCGAGCATGTATGGCCAGTTGATGAGTTCTGGTCGCGGCAGCCTTCACAACGAAATTGGGGAGAAGTGACCAAGGAAAAGGTCAGAAAGGCCAATCCTGACGGGTTCGAGGAAGGCGCAATGCTACGCGGATACCATCCAGAATTTGATCGCAGGCCATGGATGGTTTGGAAAGGCGACTTCGTTCGGCCGAAAGACTTTATCAAAAAACACGGTGGCGATGCTTATCGAGCGTTGCCGAAGTCTGCTTTCATCAAAGACGGCAAGCGCAAAGCAATAGTAGCTGTGGTGGCTTTTAACTATGGCCATTGACACCTACGCCAAACTCCAATCTGCACTGGCAGACACGGCCAACGATGACTCGTTGTTCTCCGATGTCACCGCTTTCAGCCCGACCCAGATTGACGGCGCTGTTAAGCGGGCCATTGCATACTCCACGGCTGCGATCGAGCGCGACTTGATCGCCCGCGGCGGTCACAAGAGCATGGAAACCATCACCAACTCTTTGACCACGACGGCAAGCCAAGAGACGTTGACGCTTCCCACGGGGTTTAAGGGCGCCAGGTTGTTCGCTTTGACCACCAATCCATACCAGATCCTCGTTTTCGCTGACCCCAACAGTTTGTTCACAGAGTACCCGTCGACGACCACCGGCAAGCCCGAGAAATACACGCTCATTGCCGGGGTGGCCTATCTCCGGCCGATACCGGATCAATCCTACTCGACACGGTTGATCTACAACGCCGCTTTGGACGTGCTTTCCGACACGACAACGAGCAACTGGCTGTTGACCGGACATCCTGACATCTACGTTGCGGCCGGAATGGTTGAGTTGTGCATCTACCTTGAAAACGACGACCGCTTGCAGTTCTGGCGGGGGTTCTACGATCAAAAAATGAACGACTTGATGGGCGATGACCGGCAAGTAAGATGGGCGGCGGTGCCCAGCAAGCCATCTTTGCAGGTGGCCATTGCATAACACGGCCGGCCTTAGAGCGCCTGTTGGCGCTCCTGTGTGGATGCAGTTCTTCGCCCGCGAAGTTGAACGATACATTGACGTGAGGATGGGGCTTCCGGTGAGACTTCCAGAATACACAGTCGCCAACCTACCTGATGCGGGTGATTTCATCCGGTGCTGGATTTACGTCAGCAACGAAAGCGGCGGCGCGGTTCCCGCGTTCTCCGATGGCGTGTCATGGCGCAGAGGAACAGATAGGGCGGTAGTAACGTGACCCAAGGAGGAATCTACAAGATCACGTGCTCTCCAAACGGGAGGATATACATTGGTTCGAGCCAATGTATATCCGCTCGCATAAAGGAGCATAAATACAATTTACGCAGGGGGTCTCACAGATCAAGGCATTTGCAGCGGGCTTGGAATAAGTATGGGGAGGAGTCATTTCAATTTGATATTGTTGAGTACGAAGGAGATAGAACTGAAAGAGAGAAAAGAGAGCAGAAATTGCTGAATGATTTGCAGCCATTCGGGGTAAGAGGTTTTAATAACTGCCGGTTTGTTGGAGTGACAACTGGCATAAAACTATCTGATGAAACAAAGCGGAAAATATCAGCCGCCAACCTTGGAAGAAAAAACTCTGAAGCGACTTTGAGAAAGCTATCTGAGAAAAAACAAGGAAAACTCAACCCACAATGGGGACGGCCGATGAACGATAGGCAAAGAGCCGCTCTCATTAAGAGAGGAAAAGATCATCCGTGGTATGGGAGGTCTCATTCATATGAAACAAAGTTGAAGCTTTCTATGGACCGCGGCCGGCCCGTAGAGTGGATCGATGATAAAGGGCAAAAGATCGGCACGTTTTTGAGTGTTAAAGATGCGGCGATTGCGATGCAGCTTCGAGGTGGAGAGACAATAAGCAGATCGGCGAAAAGTGGATCAAGGAAGGCCGCTGGGTTCATGTGGAAATATGCCGATATATCAAATAGTCAGATGGTGAACTAATGGCCGACACCCCGACCTCACGCTACAAAATCCGCAAGCAGTCTCTGGGATCGAACACGAATACGTGGGGTGATACCAAGCTGAACGACGGCATTGACCAGATTGATAGAGGGTCCAAGGGCTATCAATCAATCGCCATGACCGGCGACCTAACGCTGTCGTGGTCGAATTACAGCACTTCGAACCAGGGGCAGGTGGCGGTTATCAACCTGACCGGCTCGTTAACATCTGCGGCAAGCCTGATTGTGCCTTCGGTCGAATGGCAATGGGACGCCATCATCAACGCCACAGGGCAGACTATCACGGTCAAGACTTCGGCCGGAACCGGGGTGACCATTCCAACCGGTTATCGGGCCGCTGTTTACTGCGACGGGACTGATTGCTACGGATCAAGCCCGACGCGGGTGTTTGGCGACATTTACGCTGGCGGGCAGATCAAGAACGTCACGGCGGCAACCGCGTCGACGGATGCCGTGAACAAGACCCAGATGGACGCGGCGATTGCGGCCGCCACCACTTCGGGCACGGCTGGCACGCTCAAGGTCACGTCGACCGATACAACGGCGAAGTTTTTGGATACCGCCATCGCTGTTTCGGCGCCTTTGACAAAGACTGTGACCAGCCCGAGCGGGAATGAGGGGCTTGCGCTTGCCGTTGGCGCGCTGGCCTTGACTGACGGCGGCCGCAAGACTTCCAGTTTCTCGGCTTCCAGCAACACGCGCTATCAAGTCGCATGGTCCGCTGATGGGACAGTGACATTGCCTGCAAGCCCGGCGCAAGGCGACGTAATCAACATAGCTGTGTTCTTCTCGGCCTACGTGACCACGATCAACCCGAACGGCAAGAAGATCAACGGTTCCACAAGCAACCTCGTCATGGGCGTGTTGAGCAAGACTTTCACACTGACCTATGACGCGACTTTAGGAGATTGGGCCTAATGCCAGAAGTTCAAATATCGTCTATTCGGCAGAATTTGCCTGCGAGTGTTGGCTACACGACAGGGAAATACTATTCACCGTCTCTGGTCGCAGGTCAACGCAGCGCGAACAATCTCACGCAAGCCATTGATCATTTTGTCCCGCTTATTCTTCGTCGCAGCGTAACCGTTGACCGTCTTGCACTTTATAATACTACCGCTGTCACGGTTAATTTTCGACTTGGGATATATGCCGACAACGGCGGCGGACACCCTGGATCACTCCTTGTTGACAGCGGCCAGATCACTACGTCTGGGTCAGCTGGAGACAACGTTGCGACGATATCTCAAGCGTTGACGGCCAACACGTTGTACTGGTTGGCGTTCAATGTTGATACCACTGCACAATTCGAAACGATTGCAAATGTTAGCGGCGCAAGTGGACTCCACGCGGATGTTGCAGACTTCGCAACTGTCGCCCAGCCAGCTCTAGGGTTCATCATACACAGCGCTGCGCGGGCGTATGCTGCCTTCCCATCAACTGCTTCAGCAGTTGATGGCGGACAACTCGCGGCGCCTCGCATTCGTTGGAGGGTCGCATAATGGCCAAGCGTCATATTTGGCAGAACGGCGTGAAGATTGGCGAGGAAGATTTGCCAAACGCCCCCGCGCCGGTTCCGTTGAGCATGAACAAAGACCAGTTCGAGGCGTGGTTTGTCGCCACCTTCGGCGGTGCGGCAAAGACCGCTGCCGAGATTAAAGCGGCTTGGCCTAACGGGTGATCGATGTCCAACTACGTTTTCCCGACAAAAGGCGGCTTGCGGTTCAAGCACGGTCCATGGACTATCGGCCTGTGGATGCAGTCCGATTTCGGCATTGGTGAAATGTTCGTTCTTGGCCACCAGGACGGCGATGGCGCAGAGTGGGTGAAGTCAGCGACAATAGACGGGCCGCATTTCGACTGGCAAACGCGCATCAATCAATTCGGCGGCATGGGCAATTACTACTACGCCATGTTGCCGACGATCCGCGCCAAGCTGAAAGAGCACTACGACCTGACTCCGAACATTCCGCCGTTGAGTAACGCGACACCATACAGTCTTGAGGCGTTCAACTTCGTGGCCAGCGAGTTTTTCAAGCTGGTGCGAGACCCGAACGATGACCATCCCACAATCATTCCGAAATGACCTATACCAAGTTCCCATTTGTTCCAGGTGTCTACAAAGACGACAGCCCGCTTGATGCCGAGTCTTACTTCACTGACACCAACGGAATGCGTTTCGTGCGCGGCAAGATACAGACGCGCTATGGGAATGAACTTGCCTCCACGACAAGCCTAACCGGCATTGCCAGAGGTATGCACACTTGGTCCGACGCGGGCCGCAATCCGTTCGCCGGCATCGGGACCCACCTTCGCCTTTACTTGATGGACGTTGACGGCAACGTTACCGACGCAACGCCAGTGATTGCCAGGGATGAACTTTCGAACCCGTTCACGACCACAATCAGCCTGACAACGGTATCGGTTTCGCACTCAAGCCATGGTCTTGTGGCTGACCAAAAGGTGAAGTTTTCCAACGCTTCCGCGGTTGGCGGTATAACCATCAACGGTGAATACACAGTCACGAGCGTCACCGATGCCAATACCTACGTCATCACGCATTCCGCTGCCGCGAGTTCATCGGCTGGTCCTGGCGGCGGGACGGTGGATTACGAATACTTTCTCGCGCCTGGTCAGGTGGATGGCCTTGGCGGTCTAGGCTACGGGACCGGTGGTTATGGGTCAGGGGGCTATGGCGGGTCATCGTCTGGATACGTCCTGTATCCTCGAACGTGGTCGATCGAGAACTTCGGCCAGAACATGCTGGCCAATCCTCGCGGTGGCGCCATCTTCGAGCTGGCGCCGAATACATCGGCAAGCGAACTGGTCACCAATGGGGACTTTTCATCGGCTTCTGGATGGTCGAATGGCGCTGGATGGACCATCGCTGGGGGTAATCTCTCAGCCACGGCGGCCAATACCAGCGCGGTGACTTCCATCACGCTGTTGCGCGGTGCTTGGCACTTGCTTGACTTCGACGTGCAAGTGAGAACCGCTGGAAGCATTTTGCCGTACTACGGCTCGACTGCGATCGGCAGCGCCATCACGGCGGCGGAAACCTACAAGCTGACTTTCTTTGCCGGCGCAGGAGGGGCAACGGACCTGAAGTTCACCGGGTCCGCCTTCACTGGCCGGTTGGATAACGTGTCAGTGAAGGTGTTGACCACGGCGCACCAGATACCCAATGCACCGTCGCAAGTTACGTGCATGTTTGTCACTTCTGAACGAATTGTCGTCGCCTGTGGATGCCCTGACACCAACGGTAACTTCGACCCTCTTTTGGTGAAATGGTCAGACCAGGAGGACAGCAACGCATGGACGGCTGCGGCTGACAATCTTGCAGGATCTTACACGCTTTCCAACGGTTCGCGCATTGTCAGAGGGCTTCCCGGTAGGGGTGAAAACCTGATCTGGACGGAAAACGGGCTATACTCGATGCGCTATACCGGCGACCCGGCAAGCGTTTATCGGTTCGACCTGATCGGTACGGGATGCGGTCTAATCGGGCCTAACGCCGTCGCCGAGTTGAACGGAACATTTTACTGGCTTGCGCCTGGTGGGGAGTTCTTCGCCTATGCCGGCGGCACGCCTACGCCTCTGACCGCAACATTGCGGCGTGACGTGGCGGACAACTTGGCATGGGTGCAGCAGGATAAGGTTTACGCATACGCCAATGCGGCATGGTCAGAGGTCACTTGGATTTACCCGGACGGCCGAGACGGAAACGAATGCAGCCGCTACGCCACGTTGGGCATTGCTGACGGTGTTTGGTGCAACGGGACCACTGACCGCACTTCGTGGCATGATTCCAGCGTGTTCCAGTATCCATTGGCGGTTGATACCGCTGGCTCAATCAGTTTCGAGGAAAAAGGCTACACCTCTGATGGCGGCGCCTTGAGTTGGTCATTCGAGACTGCATACTTCGATATTGGCGACGGCGACCGGCACTTGTCGCTGATGGGCGCGTATTCTGATGCCGACGACCTGCAGGGCGGTTATCAAATCTACATCGATACGTTGAGCCGTGACGCCAGGGGCAAGCATACCAGAACCCATGGCCCGTTTAACGTGACGGATGCAACTGGTAAGATAGCTATTCGCGCCAACGGCCAACAGGCGCGTCTTAGGTTTGTTGGCAGCGATGCGCCTTCGTTCTTTCGAATGGGCGCTTTCAAACTGGACATCCGGCCTTCTGGCCGAAAGAGGTAGCCATGGGCTTGTTCTCCAAAAAGACCACTAGCAGCAACACGGCGCAAACTCAGATTGACCCGTTCATCACAGGGTATGGCCGTGACACGCTGAACATGTTCGACGCGCTTACCAGCGGCGTGACCGGCCGTTATCGCCAACCAGCACCGGCCCAGCAAGGCGGGGCGTCGCCATATTGGAACGGAACCAATAACCTTTTCCCGCCTGGCGATCCGCGACGTGACATGACGACCGACCAACTTAACGCGCCGGAACAGCAGCAACCGGCTACTGGCCCGTCATCCTTCGTCGCGCCGTTCTCGAACGACACTCAGGCATACTTGAACGCTGCTCGAGGCTACACCGGATCAGGCGCCGATCTTCGGACGCTTGCCGGCAACGTCACGGGCGGGAACATCGGCGCCGTTGCTGACCCTGGATCGATCGGACAGGTTGCGGACCCAGGGTCGATCGACAACATCACCCTAGACCCCGTTACACAGGCCCAAGGGCACCGGGCGTCCGAGTTCATGGGCGATTACCTTAACCCGTACACTGGGCAAGTGGTTGACGCTGCTTTGTCCGACTACGACGTTGGCGTGGGACGGACACAGAATGCCATGCGGGCCAGGCGGGATGCAGGATCGGCCTTCGGCGACCGGGCGGCTATTGCCGACGCCATCTATGGCGGTGAGGCGTCCAGAGGGCGCGGTGCGTTGTCGGCTGGCCTTCGCGCCGATGCATTCAACACGGCGGCCAACTTCGGGGCAGGCGATGCGGGACGGTTTACCGCTGCCAGTGGCCAGAATGTTGCCGCGGAGAACGCGCGGTCACTTTCGCAAGCCAATCTGCAAAGGCAGGCGCAGGTTGGAAACATTGCCAACCGATTGCAGCTTGGCGGCATGAATGCCGACATTTCAGGCCGAAACATCACCAATCAACTCGCGCTTGGCGGTATGAATGCCGACATCGCGGGTCGGAACATCACCAACGCCCAGAACGCGGCCGCGCTCAAAGGCGACTTGCTGACCGGAGGCGATGCGGCAGACCGGGCCAGATTGGGCATTTTGGGCGAGGCCGGGGCGATCCAAGACGACCGCGCGCAGCGTGAATTGAGCGAGCCGCTTGAATTGCTCAAGCTTCGTCAGGCTTTGCTGAATGGAACGCCGTACAACACGACCGTGACCAGCAATGGCACTAGCAAGACCAGCGGCGGTCTTGGAAATGACATCGTTGGCGGACTGTTCAAGGTCGCTGCCGGTGCTGCCGCTGCCGGTGCTTTCGGATGCTGGGTTGCCCGTGAGGTCTACGGAAACGAAAACCCGCGTTGGCTGATGTTCCGAGAATGGATGCTGAACGACAGCCCGGCATGGTTCCGCAACGCCTACATCAAATACGGCGAACGCATTGC